GACGATCCCCGTCCCGTTCGCCTTCGCAATCTCAATTCTGAACGTCGAAGTCGTGATGGCGTGGACCGTCACAATATCGCCGGCGGCGGCGGTGTAGTTCGCTGCCCCCTGAACGGCGATGTTGGCGTTGTTGGTGAAGGTACATGCAGCGGCGCAATGCAGGATGCGCGAGGCCCCGGCCTGTGGCGCGTCGGGGAAGTCCGTCACCGTCGCCGTGCCTGTGAAGTCGATCTCGTTTCCGGCTGCACCCCAAATGTCGGCGGTCGTGGCGTGGCTGGCGACCGTGGCGCGGGCGGTGTTGAGGGCGACATCGAGCGTGCCGAAGGCGGCGGCCAGCGGGCCGCGGTCGAGCCAGGCGCTGTTGGCGGCGTTGCGCTGCTTGAGACGGCCCTCGGTGGTGTCGGCCCAAAGCTGGTAGGCGAATGTGGTGGCAGGCGCCGTCGCGCCGCTGTTCTGGCTGACGATGGCGGCGAGTGCGTCGTTGAGGTCGGCGCGGAAGGCGGCGCCGGCCTGGTCGGCTAGGTTGTAGTCATGCTGGCTCATTCATCAATACCCCTTGGCGATGTAGTCGAACGTGCGCGAGACGGCGCTGCCGCCCGCGTTCCTATCGGGCGCGGCGATGGAGAGCAGCGGGAAGGCGAACAGGATGGCGGCCAGCAGCGTTTTCATTTTGCGGAAATCCTCCATGCCCGCATCGGCGCCACCGCCTGGATGCGGGCGGTATTATTTTCGGTGGCGATCATCTGTTGTCCGGTCTGCAGCGCGCCGTTCAACCGCCAGTTGGCACCCGGCGGCACGAACAGCAGATTGCGCGTCGGCACCACCAGCACGTCGTCGGCTTCGAGGTCGATGGCCTCGACCTCCAGCGGCTTCGACGGCACGGCGCAGTAGTACATGGCATCGCCCTGCGCTTGCCAGACGAAGCCGTTGGGACAGTTAACCACCGACTGCGGCCAGACGTTGACGCCGGAGAGCACCACGTCGGGGTCGCCGCCGGGAAAACTCAGCCGCCAGTCGCCGATGAAGACGTGGCGGATCGGGTAGGTGTCCGGGTCGATCACGCCACCGGCAATCGACCGCTGGATGGATTGCCCGGCCAGGTAGCGCGTCATCTGCAGCATGACGCCGCAGCGCGGCAGGCGGACGATCTTGTAACGCTCCGGTTTCATAGGATCGTGACCTCCGTTTTGGTGGCGATGTCCTGCGTGTCGGAGACGACCTCCTGCGGGCGGATGAAGTTTTTCGGCGGCGCATCGTCGGCCGCGTGGCGCGCGGTGTGCGCCTGTTTGAGCGCGTCGGCGCGGGCGTGCAGGTCGGCGGCATTGTGCCAGTCGACGCCGGGGAAGGCGTTGCCCTTGGCGTCGTAGCCGACCGTGACGCCGGTATCGGTATCGAACGTCACCAGTGCCATGCCGGCGGGGATGGCGAGGCCGAGGTCGGGCGCGTCGGCGAGCAGCTCGTCCTGGGTGGCGCTGTAACTGGCCTCGCCTGCCTCGATGATGCTGACACTGCCCTGGTTGTCGAGTCGGATGAGCATGTGGCCCCCTTATGTCTTGATGATGTACTTGGCGATGAGCGACGGCGCCATGTTCTGGTGAGCCGTGCCAGAGCCGGATGAGCCGGTAGTGGTAGATGTAAATACGTAACCGCTGCCGCCTTTACCGGTTTGATAATTAGCAGCAGAGCCTGCCCCGGATTCGCTGTGCGTATGTGACCCGTTCTGCGCGCTCGTCAGGCTTACCGTCTCCGCGCCGCCCGATGCGCCCGGCACGTTGCCGTTGATGCCGGAGCCGGCGGACGTGACGCGGCTCGCCGCCGTGCCGCCGAGGTCGTCGCGGCCGACCGGCACGCGGCCGCGCATGTCCGGCACGTTGAACGTCGTCGAGCCGTCGCCGTCGCCGTGCGGCGCGTGGATGGCGGTGTGCGTGCCGCTCTGCGAGCCGCTGGTGTTGATGTTCGCGCCGCCCGGCGTGGCGGACAGGTTGAAGGTGTTGCCGTCGATGTACTTGACGTAGTAGGTCGTGCCCGCGGTGAGGCCGGTCGGCAGCGCGCCGGTGGTGGTGAGCTTGATCGGGTCGTTCGCCAGCAGCGGGTGCCCCGTCCAGGTGACGACGCAGGGCGAGGCGATGGTCATGGTGGCCGTGGCCGAGGCCACCATCGCGGCGAACAGCGCGGAGTAAGTCGCGCGGCTCACCGCCTGGCCGTAGGCAAACAGCCAGCCGGAAGGGGCGGCGATGCCGGCGTAGGCCGCCATCGAGCCGGCGGGCACGCCGGACAATTCCGGCGTTTGCCAGGAAGGCTGCACGCCGGCGCCACCGCTGGTGAGCACCTGGCCGCTGCTGCCGTCGCCAGAGGGGGCGGCGAGCTTGCCGTTCCAGTTTGGAGCGGTCAGCGTGCACGTGGTGCCGGTGGCGATGCCGCTCGCCTCGAAGACAAGCTGCTTCGTCGCGTCGCCGGCGTCGGTGATCATGAACAGCGAATCCTTGAAGGATGCGTCGGAGAGCTTGAAGAGCGTCACCCAGGCGTTGTTGGTGCCGGTGCGCTGCTTCAGGTAGCCGCTCGTGGTGTCCGCCCAGAGCTGGTAGGCGTACGTGATCGCCGGCTCGGTGGCGCCGCTGTTGTTGCTGGCGATCGCCAGGAGGACGGCGTTCAGGTCGGCGCGGATCGTGGCGCCGGCGGCGTTGGCAATGTCGTAGTCGTGCTGGCTCATGCGGGCTCCTTGACATCCACCCGGAGGGTGGTCACTTCGATGTTGTGCTGCGGATTGCCGGAGGCGAATTCGAGCTTGAAGCGCGCGGCCCGGCAGCTGAAATCGGCGACGAAAAACGGCGTCCAGGCGCCCCAGGCCGGGCTGCCGGCCGGGTTGTCGTTCGTCACGCTGGCGTAGAGCGTGACGTCGCAGTCGTTGACGGCATCGCCGTCGAGCGGCCCCCAGTCGTCCATGAGGGTCTCGATGGCGTCGAGCTTGAAGCCGTCGTCGAAGCTGGTGGCGGCGATGTCGGCTTCGAAACGGCGCGTGGCGACCGTGGCGAGGTCGAGCGCAGCGTCGAATTCGTAGCTGCCGGTGGCGGCGATGCCGCCCAGGCTGTCGATGCGCGGCCAGCTGTCGATCAGCAGGGCGATGTCGTCGATCAGCGTGGCGCCGGTGAGGCGGATGCCGGAGCCGACCAGGGTGATGTTCGACTTGGCGCCGAGGAAGGCGCTGTGCTGCACGCTGCTGCCGACGGTGGTCCAGCCGGTGACCATGCCCTCGCTGGCGACGAACGATGCGGCGGAGGCCGACCAGTTGCCGGAGGAGTCGAGCGCCTTGGCCAGATAGGTGCCGGTCATCAGCGGCACGATCCCCGACACGGCGTTGCCGTCGAACTCCTCGACGATGACGCCGTTCTCCCAGGTGGCGCCCGTGGTGAGCGGGCTGTGGCGCACGACGATGCGGCCGCCGACGCGCACGTCGAGGTCGGATGCCAGCACCCACGAGGCCAGGCCGAAGCCGGCGGACTTGACGACGGAGAATCCCGCCACGTCGGCCGGCAGGAGCACCTTGCCGAAGATCTCGGCGGACAGCGTGGCCGGCGTCGCCGAGCGCAGGCCCAGCGCGTTGATCGACCAGACGCGGAACTCGTGGAGGCCTTCGGCCATCGGCTGCAGGTCGGCGAACTGCTCGACGGTCTCGATCTTGTTCCAGTTCTGGTCGGCCAGCCGCCACTGCACGGCATAGCGCACGGCATTGCCCTGCCAGGACAGGCTGGCTTTCACGCCGACGACGGATACGGCGGCGAGATAGAGCGATTCGGCCATGACGAGCGCGGTCGGCGCGTCCGGCCGGCTGCCCAGATCGCTGACGGCGAGCGGCTCAAGGACCAGGTTCGCCTCGACGGCGGCGTATTTGTCGGGCCGGTAGGCGAGCGCGACGATTTCGGCCTGGGTGTCATCGACCTCTGCCACCGACACCACGCGCCAGGACTCGGGCTGCAGGTCGTTCGCGGCCAGCACCCAGACGGCCCAGGCCTGCGGCACGGCGGAGAAATCGGGCGCCACGGCCAGCACCGTCCGGTCGCCCGGCGCGGCCGTGGCGACGCGGCTCTCCACGGTGCCATCGGGCAGCACGGCCCAGAGCGTGTAGGTCTTGCCGGCCTCGATGGTCACGGCCGAGTCCAGCGTGACGGACGAGACCGTGGCGGCGGCGAGGCGCCCGCCCATGCGGCGGCCGGCGCGGATCGGGTCGGTGGTCTGTATGACGTCGCCGGGGCCGACGACAAGCCCTTCCAGCCCGGCGCGGAAGGTGACGGTCTCGATCTCCATGCGCTCGCTGTAGAGCAGCCAGCGGCCGAGGCGGTGCGCCTGGCCGCGCGAGGTGCAGCCGACGGCGAGGAGCTCTGTCTGGATGACGCCGTAGCGGGCGATGCCGGCCGCGTCTTCGACGTATTCGATCTTCTGCCGGTAGCGATCGGACGGGTCGTTCCACGCCACCAGGGCGACGGTGTGGCGCGCCTTGGCGGCGCTGCCCTGGTAATGGAACTGGCCGCCGATGACTTTCGCCGGCGCGAAGATGTCGGCCACGACCTGCGGGGCGTCCTGCGCGGCCACCACCGCGCCGGCCGACCAGTACACCATGCCGCGGAAGATCGAGGCCATGCTGTTCACGACGCGGTAGGCTTCCTCCCGCGTCTGCAGGTAGAGGTTGCAGGTGAAGCGCGGCTCGGTGGCGCCGTAGCCGTTCGCCACGCCCTCGTCGCAATACTGCGCGATGCTGTACAGGCCCCACTTGTCGATCTGCGCCTCGTCGAGGAAGGCGCCGAGGCCATAGCGCTCGTTCGTGAGCAGGTCGTAGAAGCACCAGGCCGGGTTGTCCGTCCACGCCACCTGGAAGGTGCCGTCCCAGGCGCCGGAATAGGTGCGCGCGAGCGGGTCGTAGTTCGACGGGATGCGCACCTTGAGGCCCTTGATGTCGTAGCCGCGCCGCGGAATGGCGCGGAACTGTTCGGCATCGACCGTCATGGCGATCAGCGCCGAGTTCGGGTAGGTGAGCTTGGCGTCGATGATCTCGGTGTAGGAATCCCACCAGGTGGCGTTGCGCAGGAGCTGCGAGGTGCTGTCGGCGGTGAGGCGGCGCACGCGGATGTCCCAAGGGCCGTCGCCCGGCAGTTCGATGCGGTAGGCGCGCTGGTATTTGGCGCTCGCCTTGCCGCTGATCCTGTCCCACCAGGGGCGGGTGACGATGGTGCCCCCGGTGACGGTCAGCGTGCAGGGATCGTCGCCGCCGTATGTGATCGCCGTGACGCGCATCTCGTATTCGTCTTCGGCCAGTCCGGTGACGGCATGGGTGCGCACGACCTCCGCTGTCACCGGCGTGCTCTCGTTGAATATCCACGCCCCGTCCGGGATGACGAGGGTGACGTTTTCCAGCGTGATCCAGCTGCCGGCGCCGACGGCACGATACTGCACGGTGTAGCTCACCGCACCCGGATGCCAAGTGATCATCGGGTCGTGGAACTGGGGACTGAACACCGCCTTGACCGACAGGCTGATGTTGGTGGACGGCAGGTTGCCGACAACCTGGTCAGAGGCGACCGACAGGTCGAAGGCCTCCTCGATCAGCGAGATGCGCTGGGCGACCCAGCCGCCGCCGCCCGTCTGCACGTCGATGGCGACGATGACGTTGGTGCCGGTCACGTTCGCCGTAGTGGGGTCCTGAACCTCAAGCTGCGGCACGCTGACAGTGACGCGCACGGCGTCGGCGTTGACGTTGCTGATGGAGCGCGTGACCGGCGTGGCGAGCTTGACTTCCGCGCTGACCGCCTGCTCGGCCTCGATGGCGGCGAAGCCCGGCAAATAGGACTGCGACTGCGTGCCGGGAACGGCGGCGAAGGCGACGCCCTTGAAGTTGATGGTGCCGTCGCCCGAGCGCACCGGCGTGTCGTCGAGGTAGATGCTGGCCAGGCCATCGACGAGGCCGACGATCTCGCCTTCCGAGACGAGGTCGATGACGCGGCCGTACTGGCGCGAGCGCAGGCTGTCGGGCGCTTCCGAGGGCGTGCCGCCGCCGGAGGCGCTGCCCTTGCCGTCGCCCCCGGCGCCGCGGATGCCGATTTGGCGCGCGCTCATGCCGGCAACGGCTCCGTGACGAGGCCCGCCGAGACCACCTGCGATCCGACGATCAGCCGGCCGTAGCAGATCGGCACCGGGTTGCCTTGGGCGGCGGTGTTCACCGCGCCGTCGAAGGCATAGCTCGGCTTGTTGGCCGGCCGGTCGATGTTTTGCGGCTTCGGCGCGGAAAACAGCATCGACGTGATGCCGGAAAAGAGCAGGCTGCGGCCAATGCTCCCGGCGATGCTGCCGATGGAAATCTCGCCGAGGAGGCCTTCGGCGGCGGGGAACAGCGGCGCCTGCAGGCCGGGCAGGAAGGACAGGCCGATCAGCGCCGCTCCGAGCAGGATCTGCCCGATGCCCTTGCCCGCCCCCGCCACCACCGGCACGATGCGCAGGGTGTCGCGCGCGGAATGCGGCGCGCGGATGTCCTCCGCGCCAAGCGCCTCGCGCCCGCCGCGCAGGACGCGGTAGGCGCCGCCCCCGGCGAGCGCCTGGCGGAAGCCCGGCAGCGTGGCGCACAAGGCGCGCACGGCCTCGGCCGGGCTGCGCGCGTCGTAGCGATGCACCCGGCCGAAGCGCTGGCCGAGGAAGCCGTAGAGCAGCACGGTCAGCACGGCGCGGCCTCCATGAGCGAGCGGTGGCGCATGACGTGGCGCGTCACCTTGCGATACCAGCCGCCGTAGACGTCGCGGCTGGAGAGGCGCCCGGCCAGGTGATGCAGGATGCTGCCGTCGGCCAGGTAGATCGCGCCGTGGCTCGGGTCGCGGCTGCCGATCTGCATGACGATGAGATCGTGCGCGCGCGGCGCGCCGGCGACGATTCCGAAGCCGGCCTCGAGGTGGTGCCGCGTGTACAGGTCGTGGCCCTTCTCCCACCAGCGGTCCTCGCGCGGGAAGTCGGGCAGCGCGATCGACAGCGTCTCGGCGTAGTAATCGCGGATCAGCGACCAGCAGTCGAGCACGCCGATGGCGAAGCTGCGGCCGACCAGCGGCGCGCGGTAGCCGGATGGCGCGAATTCGTGCAGCGCGCCGCTCGGCCAGGAGACGATCAGCCAGGGCAGGCCGCTGCGCTCGCAGCCGACGCGGTCGGCCTGCGAAGGCCGCGGCGGCAGGTTCGGATGCGAATGCACCACCATCGCCACCGTGCCGGCGTCCTCGGCGGCGGCCCAGTCCTCGGGATGCAGGACGAAGTCGCCGTCCTTTTCCGCGATGTTGCGGCACGGCACGTAGCGGCGGCGGCCCTTCGCCACGACCATCAGGCCGCAGGCTTCGCGCGGGAAGTCGCGCGCGGCATGGGCGCGGATCTCGGCAAGGAGGGTTTCCGTCAGGTTCATCGCACCAGCCCCACGCCGGGGAAGCCGCCGAAGGGCAGCGGGTTGTAGGGGCCGAAGCGCAGCTTGCAGGAAGCCAGCCGCTTGCCGCACTGGTCGGAGGCCATGCCCCCCGTTGGAACGTCGTTGATGTCGGCCACCGCGCCGCCGGCGTAGCCGCACTCGGCGGCGCGATAGCGCCAGGTGCAGACGTTCTGGATGCACTGCCGGCGCGGCAGCTGCACGCCCTGCACGTCGAAGGCGGCGGCCAGGTCGAACTCGACATGAAGGCCGTTCTCGCCCGACTTGCGCTCGACGTTCCAGATTTCATCCGGGAAACTGGCGTTCGGATCGGCGGCCGGATTCACGCCGCCGGGGAAATTCACCGCGTCGAGGTACTTGGCGAAAGTGCGGCGGCGGATGAGCTTCGCGCCGACCAGGTCCTGCAGCTCGCGCACCAGCGCGCCGACCAGGCCCGTGATGTTGGACACGCGCAACTTCGGGCGCGGCAGCGAACCGCTGCCGCTGCGCTCGAAGCCGCTCGCCTCGATCGGGAAGCGCGTGTAGGTGTTTGCCTGCCAGACGACATCGCTGCCCAGCGCGTTCACCCCGTTGTGGAAGCGCACCACTTCGCCGCCGATGGCGGTGGCGTCGAGCTCGAAGAGGTCGACGAGGGTGCCGGGGGCGAGTTTCTGGATGTCGGAGGCGATGGTCATGTCACTCTCCGAACACCTGGCGGAAGGTTGCCGCAATCGATGCGCCGAGCAGGCCCGGCAACGGCTGCCGGTTCCATTCGGCGCACACGACCTTGATGGCGGCGGCCTCGCCCGGCGCCGTCCAGGTGA